TTAAGAAAACAACTGATAGGTAATCCTCTAGTTGTACCGCCATTAGAAAGAATAGGGGTAGAAAACATAAACCAAAGATTAGAAACATAATTATAAATTCTTTGAGCCATATCAAAGTCGGTTTCTTCTTTAAAGGTAGAAACAAATACTGAAGCTCTAGCAAAAGCTTCTTGTGGCGAAGTTTCATTCTGCCATAAGTATCTATCTTGAAGCGTATCTAAACTAAACTTATCTAATTTTTTATCTCTATCATAATTTATTATGATTCCTAAGTAAGGGTGTTCTCCTTTTTTATCACTCATTTGTTTCCTCTAATACTTTTATTAATTTATTTTCATACCACTCTGCTTTTTTTAAATCTTCGATACCGTTTTTATAAGTAAATCGCCATCTATATTTATGAGAGTTACCACGCAGATAACCTATAAATTCTTCTTTAGTTAGCATAGCTTCAATAGAATCAATACATTCTATTTTGCCTTGGTTATAATGTGCTGGATTATTAACAAGGTCATTTATTGTTTTATATTTCATTATTTATCCAATCCTTTTCAGGTAATTTAGTTTCACTAAACCAACGAAAGCCGTTAGCTTCCGCCCATTCAGCATGGGTTCTTTTAGTTTTATCTTTTCTTACTTTAGCTCCGGGCATAGGAGCATAAGGTTTTTGAAAGAAAAACACCAACTCAATATGTTTCGGTAAAGCTTTTTTAATATGTACGTATTTACTATACTCTGGAAAATCCCAGAACCTACCTTTAGCTTCAATTAAAACAACACTGCCATCATCAAACTTACGTACAAAGTCTGGTTCGTATTTGTGTTGAATAACATAATCTATAGTTTCCCAATGATGTCGCCAGTCAGCAAACAATCTTTGATGTAATTCATATTCCCAATGACTATCATAGCCTCTAGGAATACCTGCCTCTTTCTTAGGTCTTGGTTTTCTTGGTTTTCTTCTTGCCATTTTTCTTTACAGTTGAGTCATAATTCTTAGCAAGTTTCCAATATTCTAAAATATTATTAAACATTCCTAAATGTTTCTTTTGTGATTCTTTATCCCAAACATGATACAAAATAATTTCAGTATCTTTTCTATCTATAAATATAGATATTCTTTCTACATCTTTAAAGCCACAACCTTGAGCATAAGCTGAGAGTTGCATACCATGTTCATCATAAACTAATTTAGCAGGGTCTTTACCCTCTAAGTTATCTTTAGTTTTAAAGTCAATAAATATTCCAGACTTAGAATATAAATCAACCTTACCACCATAGCCTTGTTTAGCACAGAAAGAATCTTCGGCTATCCATTCTTCGTCAGGATAAGTTTCATCTAACCAAGCCTTAATAATTTTATAAGGTTTAGTTTTTTCTTTACCTAAGAATCCTTTCTCAATCATCCCATGTATTTTTGTACCTTGTTCAGCAGCTTGAATACTAATCTTTTTAGAATCATATTTACATCTAGCTGAAAATGATTCAGTAGATTCATCTTCGTATCTTTCTAAAGATAGTGCTGAGTTTAAAGCCTGATTTATTTTCCAGTTTTCTAAAGATGGTTTAGCTATCGTGCCTATAATAGTAGTAACAGAGGGTACTAAACCTAATGTTTTAGCATCTCTTAATGTAGTGTTTCTTTCTCTACCATTAGCACCAATAATAGTATACATTGGTTCTCCGTCTTGGTCATACCAATGACCTGATTCGGATGTGAACTTATTATAGTTGTCTACTTTAATTAAGTCAAACTCTTCTTCGTTTTTATTACTTTTCGGTATCATCATCTAACTCCTTAAATGCTTTTATTACGTCTGTTGAAAATAATTTTGGTAAATTAACTAAGAACATTCTACTAGCATTGTGGTCGCCACCGCTTACAGTTTTAAAAGTATCTAATTTATCTACAATCTTTTTGAGTACATCAGTCTTAAAAACTAAAGTACAGTATTCTTCTTCTCCAATACAAAGGTTGTGAAACCAATAATCTGATTCAGTAGCACGAATACCAGAGGGTTTGCCCCATGATTCATACTCAATACAAATGTTATTAGTTCCTACCCATATATCTCTTTCTGATTTAACCTCAATCTTTTTGTTGGTTAACATATCTGCAATTCTATCTTCTCTGATAGAGCCGTATTGTAAATCAAGGTCAAACTTTTTTCTGTCTTCTTTTTTAGGTTTCATTTCTAATACCTTTTTCTGCATAAAGTTTTTTGTAAAAATTACCTACTTTCAATATTTGTTCAGGTGTTGCAGAACTTTTTATACTATTAGCTAATACTGAAACAATAATTATATTCGTAGGTATATAACCAAGATTGTTATCAACTCTATCTAGTGATGGAGAATTATCTCTATCTCTACCCTTACCTGCACCATGTTTTAATTCTATTCCTAATACAGGGCAGACATCAGGATAAGTTAAGTCTTCTAATGTTAAATTAAAATCTAATCCTTTATCTAAAGCTCTTTTTTTAGCATGTCTTAATAAGGCTTTTCTTAAATATTTGGGATTACCTCTAGTAAGTTTATTATAACAATCTCTGCAATCGCTTCTAAATCCTCCTGCTACATGTTTTTCTTTACCGTATCTAGGTATAAAATTTTTTTTATTAAGTTCTTTTTTTACACCACATTTAGTGCAAACTCTAGTGGGTTTCACTCCAGTTCCCTCCTAGCTTGTACTCGCCAGTCAAAGCACATCTCATGCCCAACTGCTGTCCTGC